CCGTAGTCCTGTGTTTTGTGTTTCGGCAATGGCGAAAAGAAAACCTCTTTTTTAAACTTTGTAACCGCATGTTTTGCGGAATTGGCGCGCACCTTGAAACGGTTAACCCAACAATAGTTGGCTTCGCCACAGAACGTATCCGTATATTCAACAAGGTAGAAATTAGCGTTTTCCATGATCAAATATCCTTTTTCAATGTTTCAGTAATTGAATTCAGCATTGTGCAAAAGCACGGCCTTCGCATATTCCGAATGCTCGCTATACAGGTGACAAACCTCAAACCTTGCCAGATCGTCCTGAATAGCCGCACAGTGAACGGTGATAAAAAACGGCCTTTCGTTATACTCTCGGCAGCAGACTTGAAACTCCAGGGCGCCGACTTGCTGTACGTCAAGCCCGTGCTTTTTCAGGATCTTGCGTGCTGCTACCGCGGCAGGATGTTTTTTAGCCATGATCAAAATCCTAGGTTGGCGGTGCGAAGATCGTCAAGCTGCCTCATTGCGTAGGCTTGCTGCTCGCTGCTTGCGCGGGCCTGTTCATTGTCGGCGGTTTGGTATGCTTGACGCTCCAGGGTTTGGAAATCTACGAATTCGTAGGCGTCTTCCTGTGGGTAGTATGTGCTCATGATTTATTTCTCCTTAGTTGGTTAAATGTGTGCTAGTACGCTTGCATCAAGGCTTTTCACGTTGTGCCATTCCCCGCCGGCATAAGCGTATACGCCAGGCTTCAATCCTGCTAGTTCAGGCTTGATATTGCCAAAATAGTCCGGTTGACTATTCATCTTCCAGTCATTGTTGCTTTGTCTGTTCATAAAATCGTGCATTGCTTCCTCCGACTTGAAGCCTTTAATCGTCATGCGTTGCCGTGCTATTCCTGGCGTTGTTTTGCGGATCGTGAACATGGTCAAAACTCCTTAAAAGTGAAACAGTTAATAACTTGCTTCCATGTAGTAACTATACTTGTTTTTTGCTTGCATGTAAAGGTTTATTTGCAAATAATCGCACCAGGTAGCGATTTATTTTATTCTTAATCTGTGCTACTGTTTTATCCAGATTGTCAATAGCTGAGGAGAAAATATTATGGATGTTAGTGACGACTCACGTGCCGTAAAACGTCACATTGTGCCGCAATCCGGCACATTGCCAAGCGAACTAACTCCGGCGCAGGCGAACAGTAAAGCCGGACTAATCAGGCTGCAGGCCACGCAAGCGGCGAGGATCGAAGCCCTGAATTTTGAGCTGGATATCCTGGAGCCAATCGCCGGCGGTGCCACATTGCGCGAGATAGCAGGCGCGCATCCAGGCATAGGCCACGGCTCACTATCTATATGGCTCAACGCCTTGCCGCCGGACAAGGCTGCTCAGCTCGCGACGGCGCGCAAATGCTCAGGCCAATCCCTATTAGATCGTGGCCTTGCGCGCCTAGAATCTGCAGCGGCAAGTCCTGGAACCTGTGCGTCGTCCGGCGCCGTTCGGCTGGCGGTGGCCGTTGACACTCACATGGCGCGCCGTGCTGGGCTCATGGATAAAGATCTGAATGAGCGCGCCGTGCTGTTGCCGCAGGCGCCTAGCCCGTCCAGCGCCCCTTCCTTTCGGATCAACATCATCAGCAATGGCGCGCCTCAAACAGTGACTATCGACCAGGATCCCGACGATGATACAAGCCTAATCTAACCCGTACACAACAGGGTATGAACATAATGTGTTGCTACGATAAGGCATAGGCGCGCCAGGAAGGGCAGGAAGGCGTCCACGGCCTGCGGATAGGCTAGCACGTGGGCGCGGGCGCCGGATCGGATTTAGGGGGCCCCCAGGGGCCCATGCGCCCCAACTTGAGCCACATTTTAGATTTTGGAAAATCTGTAAACGAGTCTAACCGTCCGCTAAACTCGGATTCGCAAATCGAGCCTAAAAACCCCAAGGGTCGATTCCAAAATTTTTTTAACCTGTTCCCGCAGGTTTCGATTTAGTTTGTGTTAAAATGTCGAATACCAAACGAAAGACCCCAAATGTTCCTCCTAAGTTGCTCCGCAGGAAACGATTCAGTAGCCATGATCCAGTTGGCCTACGAACAAGGTCTCGATTTTGTGGCACCCGTTCACGTTGTCTACGTCGATACCGGGTGGGCTGCCCTCTGGTGGGAAGATCGGGTGCAGGAGACTGAAACCCTGTGCGCCAAGTACGGCTTCACCTTCCACCGAATCAGAGGCGAGCACACCTTCGAGAGCCTGATGCTGAAGCGCAAAGGCTTCCCGATGCCGGGTAAGACATGGTGCTCGTTCGAACTGAAGGCGAAGGTGTTCAACGCCTACGTGGAGGAGATAGACCCCGATCTGGATGGTGTTGTACTCATCGGCAAACGGAGGGACGAGAGCGTAGCCAGAAGAGAAACACCGGAATGGGTCAGAGACAGCGAGCGCCACGGCTACCGGACAGTGTGGCACATGCTGGCCTTCGTTGTGGAAGCTGAACGCGATGCCGCCGTTCTCCGGTCCGGTCTCTCCGCCCTCCCGCACAGGTCGCAAGAGTGCGCGCCTTGCGTGAACGCCAACCGCTCGGACTTCAAGGCCCTGACACAAGCCGAGATCGACCGCGCTATCTTGCTCGAAAACGCTGTCGGCAAACACATGTTCCGCCCACATCACCACATGGGCGCACAGGGCGTCGCGCAGGTAATCCGCTGGGCGTATTCGCCGAGAGGAAAGTACGAGCCGGAGCATGAAGGCTGCGACTCTGGGTTCTGCGTGTAGCCGCCCCAAGGCAACCCGGATTTCGATTTCCATCCCGAGAACCGCCTACCCTGATCCCAAAATATTTTTCCACCCCGATTCCGAAATATTTTTTGGCGCCCAACTGTAAAATATTTTTAACAAACGCTAGACTCAAAACCCCCACGCCTGTAAAATGCGATCTTCTTACAAGTGAGAACCCGAAATGCTAAAACCCACACCCCTGCCGTCAATGAAGGAGATCCCGTTCACCTTCATCGAAAACCTACCCGTACTCATCGAGTTCGAGAAGGCGAAAGCGACCCTCCTGCGTGAGAAGTTCACGGCGCTGACCCGCGCCGGGTTCACTGAAGACCAAGCTCTTAAAATCGTGATTGAAGGGAATTGACATGGAGCACTCAGACCGCATCCGCAGAGCGGCGGCAAAGTTGGCGGATAAATTCAATGGCCCAAGTTCAAGCCCAATCGCCGTGTTCATAACACGGGATGGCGCAGTAACACAGACCAAGAGCAGCACGGACAGGTTTGAGGAACTGCTGCACTCCCGAATGCATAAACTGATGGGTGTCTACGACGGCGCTTGCCTGCTGGACTGGATCGAGGACGACTTGGCTTTCATGGATGTGATATGACGCCCCTACAAAGAGCCACCGAGTTCGCTACCCGAGCCCACGCCGGCCAGCTGCGGAAGTACACTGCGGAACCCTACATCACCCACCCGATCTTCGTCTCCCGGCTGGTGGCCACCGTACCCCACACGGAGGCCATGCTGATCGCCGCTGTCTTGCACGACGTTGCGGAGGACACCGCGGTGCCCCTGTCGGCCATCCGAGACGCCTTCGGCGGGGAGGTAGCCACGCTCGTCGAGATGCTGACCGATGTCTCCTGCCCTCATGACGGCACCAGGAGCACCCGTAAAGCGATCGACAGGGCACACACGGCACAGGCCTCGCCCGAAGCGAAGACGATCAAGCTGGCGGACCTCCTGGACAACACCCGGAGCATCACGGAGCACGCCCCGGGGTTCGCTAAGGTGTACATGGCGGAGAAGCGGTTGCTGCTCGGGGTGCTGAAGGAGGGTGATCGGACTCTGTGGCTGCTGGCGGATGAGTGCTGTCGGCGGTTTGAAAATGCTAGTCAAAATCCTTAGTCTGCTGTAAAATAGTTTCTGTCGGTAGGGGGAGCTCTCGCAAGTTGAAGGCGCTTATCTCGCCGGATAGCCGACACACTCACTCTCGTCAGATAAGGACACACCTAAAATGCTACGTTATATTTCTATTTGCAGTGGAATCGAGGCTGCCAGCTTGGCTTTTTCGCCCCTCGGCTGGAAGCCCTTGGCCTTCTCAGAGATCGAGCCGTTCCCTTGTGCCGTGCTCGCGCACCACCACCAATCAATACCGAATTTCGGGGACATGAACAAGTTCCGCGAGTGGCCGGAAGAGATTCTGGCTGAGTGCGATCTACTCGTCGGCGGGCCACCCTGCTTCACGGCGGGCCACTTGGTTCTTTGCGAAGGCGGCTACAAGAATATCGAGGACGTCCTAGTCGGGGATCGCGTTGTATCCCACGGGGGTAGGCTGCAATCTGTACTCCGAACCGGGTCTGCGCTGAAGCGAGTGGGCGACATGAAAGGTATCGGCTTCCCTGGAGGCGTAACCTGCACACCAGAACACCCTTTCCTGGCGCGAACCTGGCGGGCGCAGAGTACGAAGCGCAACGGAAAATACGCGAAGATAATCACGACTTCTGAACCCTCGTGGGTTCCTGCCGAGGATATGGTGGGTGAGCAGTGGGTGGCGTTGACCGACTACGCCACCACGGAGATGTGCTCCCCGACAGACAGGTTAACGGATCGGCAGGCCATGCTGATGGCTGGTATCTATCTCGGAGATGGGTGGACGAGAGGGTTCAAGGGCAAAAACAAACGAGAAGTTCTTTTTGGTTTTAACGAGAGAAAATACGCGGATTTTGTGGCTGCGTTTCCTGATCTATCACACACCCGAGTCAAGGTTAGAACAGGCGTAAAAGTTCACGTTTCTGACACCAAGTTGGCCGTGTGGTTGAAAGATAACTTCGGACACGGTTCAGGAGGAAAACATATTCCGGCGTGGGTTCTAGGGCACCCGTATAGGTCAGAACTGCTGCGAGGCTACCAGCTAACGGATGGCTCCAAGAATGCCAACGGAAGTTGGACGATGAACTCGGTATCGAGAGAACTAGCCTACGGGGTGCGAGACCTGGCGCAGACTCTGGGTTGGGTAGGTAGCGTGACGAAACAAGACACGCCACCAACAACAGTAATCGAGGGGCGCACAGTGAACCAACGCCCGTACTGGACTCTCCGTATTTTCACCCAAGACGGGTCACGCAAGTCTCGTCGCATCGAGAACCACCTTCTGCGGAAGGTGCAGTCGTTTACCCGTTTAGCGGAGAAGCAGCGGGTGTACAACCTTGAGGTCGAAGGTGACAATTCCTACATCGTCGAGGGGATGGTCGTCCACAACTGCCAGGCATTTTCGGTCGCGGGTTCACGCAACTCGCTTGACGACGACCGTGGCAACCTAACCCTGGTCTACGTCCACCTGATTGACCACATAGATTCTATTCGGAGAAAGCATGGAAAACCCCCAGTCATCGCCCTGTATGAAAACGTGCCCGGCCTCCTTAGTGTCTCGGACAATGCCTTTGGCTGCCTGGTCGGAGCACTCTGCGGGCAAGATGATCCCGTTGAAACTGAAACCGGGAAGTGGCCTACGACTGGCATACTCTGGGGTGAAAAGCGCCGAGTGGGTTGGCGAGTCCTTGATGCACAATATTTTGGCCTCGCCCAACGCAGGCGCAGGGTGTTTGTCGTTACCGTGCATGAGGAACTTATCGAGCGTCTTGGAGACGGGTGCTGTCCATCCGAAATATTATCTGTCGCCAAAAGCCTGCGCGGGGATACTCCGCCGCGCCGAGAAGCGAGGGAAGAAGTTACCCACTCAACTGCTCCTTGCCTTACAAGCAGTGGCAGGGGTGTTGAACGAACCGGAGACACCCGAGGACAAGACCCTGTTGTCGCAGTCAGAGGACGCGCTGGAACTGATCTGACCGCCAGCACAGGCGAGATCAGCCACTGCCTGAATGCAGGAGGAATGGGACGTATCGACTACGAGACCGAGACTTTCATCACCCACACCCTCCGGGGCGCGGGGTTCGCTGCCAGCGAAGACAGGACGGGGAGGGGTACTCCGCTGATCCCTGTTCTCGGGTTCAACAGCAACGCTCAAGTTGACGAGATGAAGTTCGACCCGCACTTATCAGCGGCGCTGACCTGCTCACAGAACTCGGCGGCCGCCTACCCCATCAATACGCAGATGGCGCTCAGGGGCGCGAATACCAGCAACACGAGCAGGGAGGGTATCGGGTTAGGCGCGGATGGCGATCCGGCTTTTACCTTGCAAGCGGCACACAGCCACGCGGTAGCCTACTCGATGATAACGGCCAACACAGGTTCCAACGGGCTGGGCGTCTCCGAAGAGATAGCGCCGACTCTGGACAGGGCGCAGCCGTGCGCTATCGCGTTCGCGCAGAATACCCGCGACGAAGTGCGCCTCGTAAACGGTGACGGGCGGGTCGTTGGGGCGCTGGCCGCACAGCCAGGGATGAAGCAGACGAGTTACGTGGCGTACGGCCTACAGGACGACACCACCCCGAAGGTATGTCTGGAACTGAACGGGGCGCTCCGCCGGGATGCTGGGGGGCAGGGGGCCTGCGTGTTTACCCCGCTCCTACAGGTCAGAAGATTGACCCCCGTGGAGTGCGCGAGATTGCAGGGCTTCCCTGACGATTACCTCGATATCACGTTCAACAAGAAGCCTGCAACAGACGGCCACAAGTACAAAAGTTTGGGAAATAGCATGGCAATTCCTGTGATGGCTTATTTGGGCAGGAGCATCCAAAAAGCACTCGACTACCAGCAAGAATCTCTTGACCTAATTTAGCCCATGTTATAAGATGTTCACTCACCAACCCGAAAGGAAATACCCATGAACGATGAGCACGAAAAGAAACCCGTAGCAGCCAAGCCGCCCAAGTCCGACCCCGTTGCCGACCTCATCAAAGGCATTAAAACGGAGCTTGACGCCATGCCCGAACACCCGGCCAAAGACTCGATCATCCAGCACCTGGCCAGCCTGCGCGACCTGGTAGGCTAAACTCCCGTAACAGGTCTAGCCAGCCGCTTTTTTCTGAAAGGAAGAAAAGAGCACAAGACGGCGCACCCCGGCTCTGCGTGGCTAATCCGGCATAAATTCTAGGAAGATTGAAAATGCTCATCGGAAGACAAGTCGTAAACAGTTGCGTGCAGTGCCTATTCTGCAAGCCATCGACCCACGCCACCAGGTTGTACAGCTTCTGTATCCAGGGCGGGTTTGAACCCCAACCTACCCCGCCGGCAGCGATACCCGCTACCTGTCCGTTCTCCGACGCAGTAGTCCAACGAGCCTTCGCCGCAGTCAAGGCTGTCGACTACACCGAAGGGCGCGACTGACATGGCAGCATTAAAAATAACCGACGCCGTTCTCGCCAAGCGCAGGGCGCATATCGCCGAGGTGCTGGAGCGACGACCAGATGTCACCAAGAGCCATTTCAAGAAAGCGTTCGGCTACGACGCGGCCTGGCTCGCCAGCCTGGAAACTGAAGGCATCGTTTTCGGCAAGCCGGTTCGCCACAACCTTGTTCTGAAAAAGAGATCAGCGTGAGTTGCATAACCGTTCCTGAATTACTCAAAGCGATCGACAAGCACAAGAGACCGATCACAGCGCCTGAGCTGGCTGACCTAACTAGGCAGTCCGAGCGGGTAGCCAGCAAGAACGTGGCCTCGATGCTCAGCTACCTGTACGTCAGGGGCGTTCTGGTGCGGGAACGCCGGGAGTACGGCAGGGGCCGCCCGTTCGCCTACGCGGCGCCAGAAGGCAAGACGGCCAAGCAGGCTCATGCTGAGTGGCTGGGCGAGTCGGCTAAAGGCCACAAGGTCAAGCAGCGCCGAGACGGGCGCGACAAAACGCGAAAGACGGATCACTATCCGCAGCCGGCGTTCGCGCTGGGGGATGTTTGGGGAGGGAGCAGGGTATGAAACTAAAAACGAATATCACACAAGCAGAGTTAAAAGCCATTCTCCACTACGACCCCCACACCGGACTGTTTACGTGGGTTAAATCGCCAAGCATCAAGAAGCTAGTCGGAAAAGTAGCGGGGACTACCCGAGAGGGTGCGTATGTCATAATCAATATTCGGAAGAATATGTATTTCGCGCACAGGCTGGCATGGCTCTACCTGCATGGTGAATTCCCAGAGAAATTCATAGATCATGTAAACCTAGACAAACGGGATAACCGAATTTCTAACCTACGTCTCGTGAACAAAGCGGAAAATCAGCAGAATCAGGTGAAAGCCCCTGCGCACAATAAATCGACAGGCCTTCTCGGGGCGTCCTACAACAAAAACGCGAAGCGTTTCGAGAGTGGAATAAAGCTAAACGGAAAAAGAAAGCATTTGGGCTTCTTCGCTACGGCGGAGGAAGCCCACTACGCATACCTAGTCGCCAAATTTCAGATTCATCCGATGTCTACCCTTCCAAACCCGTTGCAGGAGGACACATGTCAGGCGTAAGAGAATTTAACACCGGGGCCACGCGCTCTGGCGATACCGGCAGATATGACCCTGAAGGGGCGCTGTCGCCCATCGTGATCGAGCGATACTGCGAGTACCTGAACAAGCACCGAGAGCAACCAGACGGCTCTGTGCGCGATCCTGACAACTGGCAGAAGGGTATCCCCCTCGCGGCGTACATGAAAGGGTTGTGGCGCCACGTCCTACACCTGTGGACACGCCACCGCGGGTTCGTTGTCCAAGACCCGAACGCCTCCGCCGATATCGAGGAAGACCTGTGCGCTATCATCTTCGGGGCGCAGGGGTACTTGTTCGAGTTGCTGAAGGAGAAGCGGAGACCGGCTACCGTGCCCGACGGGATCAAATGGTTCAGCAGGAGCCAAAATTGAAGCCTCAACTCGGCCCCAAGTTCGTCATCGCCCCCAGCGATCTCCCCCAGAAGTTCCCGATCACAGGGATCGCGGTCTGGTTCCTGCTGCTCGATCACTTCGCCGCCCCTGAATGGGTTTTCTGGCTCTTCGGCATCATCGTACTCGTGGCGTTCTACGGCTACCACCTCGACCGCAAGCGGACGTTCCCGATCTCGCTGATCGACCGCATCAAATAATACTTGCATTTCTTGTGCGTTACTCTATACTGTGAAGTGTAGACAGTCACTTCACCAAGGAGAAGAGAAATGAAACCAGCAATCGTTTATCTGAGGGTATCGACATCTGAGCAGGGCCGCTCTGGTCTCGGCCTCGCCGCACAGGAAGCCGCAGTTCGCCAGTTCGCTCAGGCAGAAGGCTTTGAGATCACCGCTGTCTTGACCGAGGTATCCAGCGGCAAGAACGGTCTGGACGCCCGCCCGGTGCTGAAGGACGCCCTGGCCCGCGCCAAGAAGCTCAAAGCCCCGGTTCTGGTCGCCAAGCTTGACCGTCTCAGCCGTGAGGTCGCTTTCGTCAGCGGACTCATGGCTTCCAAGGTGCCTTTCTTCGTAGCCAACCTTGGCGTTGACGTGGACCCCATGATGCTGCACATCTACGCCGCTGTCGGCCAGAAAGAACGTGAAATGATCGGCGAAAGAACGAAATCCGCACTCGCCGCCAAGCGCGCGGCAGACCCTTCGTGGAAACCCGGACCCAAGACCACGCTCGGGGCCCACAAGCGCAAAGAAGCCCTGTCTCGTGGCTCCCAATCAGGTTTTAAAGCAGCAGATGAGTTCGCTAGCCGCGTTCGCCCTATGATGAAGCAGTACCAGGCATCCGGCATGTCGCTCGCTGGCATCGCCGAGCAGATGAACATGCTGGGGGTAAACACCGCGCGCGGCGGTCAGTGGTACGCCACTACAGTGGTTCGCGTCTTAGGGAGAACAGCATGACCAAAACTAAACTACCCCAACTCGGCCTCCTGCGCCGTACTTTCGGCCTTGGCTGGCGCAACCACCGCGTACCGTTGAGAACCGTTCTCACTTGGGCGCTGTCATTTGCCGCTGTCGTGCTGTTCTTCATCGCGCAGATGCTGGTTCAGCAGGTTGAGGCCAGCAGCCGCGTTACCGAGGAGGTGGCGAAGCGCGCGTTAGGCCGGCAGGAGGAGACCGAACAAGCGTTCCTCCACCTGCTGAACGGCGGGGTGCTGGTCGTAGGCACCGACTACATGGCCTGTAAGCTCAAGGACCGGGCTTCCACGCTTCTAAAAGATGGGAGGTTACCATGATGGATAAGACGAGGATCGCGCTGGCCTGGCTGGCCGACGACCCGACACGGACGGCGTACCAAGCCAGCAAGCGGTTCAAGGTGGACCAGAGCACCATAGGCCGCGCCATCGCTCGTGAGGGGCTGAAGGTGAAGTGTCCAACGTGCGGGAACTTCGGGTTCGCGCCGAAGCAGGTTCCTGATGACGGACTACCGAGGCACAAGAACGGGCGGATCAACGTCACTGAGGTGCTTCGACGTGAAGCTGAAGAAGAGAAGTTGGCTAGGGAGTTGATATGAGCGCCACCAAGCAAGCCCCGAACCCCAGCTACGTGATCATGCTCCACGTTCGCTGCGACAGCCAGAACACGGCTCTTGCACTGGCTCTGGAGATGTTCACAGCGATGGGCATGGCCACCGACTTCGCGATGGATAGTTCGGTGTCTGACGAACCAGAAATCGAACTCGGGCAACTGACAGTGGCACAATCAGATCACTTTGAGGGGTTTCCAGAATAGCATGGGCATACCCTGCCGTTGTTTGACTAGAACCGATGGCGTAAAGTGTACCCAGCGCAAGACCCTCCCGAAGAGGCCAGAGGCATACAAGAAGCAGCCTGAGTGCCCGAGATGCGGAGGCCGGAGGTGGTATGTCGAGACCTACCGGGTAAAGACAGAGCACACCCACCCTGCCGGCGTGTGCGATTGCGGAGCCTACAAGTTCCCGCACAGGAAGTTCGTAGGACGATGCAGCAAGTACCGCTTCGCTGAAGATTACTGGCATAGATATTTCGGCGGAGGAAGCTGCGAGGGGTGTAATTCGCTGAACGCTGACACCCCCGGCGAGACGCCGTACTGTGAAGTAGTCCAGGGACAGGAGAATGCAAAATACTGCGCCGCGGTGCAGGAGTTCGAAGTGGAAAACAACTTGAAAGGGGTCTGAGAAGATGTGCGCTGATTTTACCATGTGCTGCAACAACAAGTGTCCGAGCCACGAACTGTGCATCCGCTTCACCGCCGAACCGGCGAGCCGCTACCAGTCGTTCTCGGATTTCAAACCCGAAGGCGGCGACGATCGGTGTGGGAATTTCATGGCGCAACGGCCAGTGAGTAAGGGGAAAAAGAATGGCTGACCAATTCGATCGTGCTTCCGATCTGGAGCAGATGGACAGAGATCGCTGCATCGCGGCTGCGCGGGTGCCTGATCCGGCGCTTGAGGCTACGGGTTTTTGTTTGTGGTGCGAGGAGGTCGTCGAGCCGGGGAGGCGCTGGTGCGATTCTGATTGCATGTCGGATTACACTCGGAGTTTGAAGGTTCGGGGGTAGGTGGTGTAGTATTGGGGGATGAGCGAAGTAACCGACCTCTTCATCCCCGACAAATTCGCCTCGATCTTCCAAGCGAACTCAGATCCCGTCTACGACAACAACGGGCGTCTAGTCACGCCGGGGCATAAGCGCAAGCGCTATTTCGTGAGATACGGCGGGCGGGCGGGATTCAAAAGCCACCAATTTGCCCTGGCCGTGATCCTCAGAATGCACACCGGCAAAGAGCGGGTTGTATGTGCGAGGGAAGTACACAAGAGCATGTCAGACAGCGTGCATAAGCTCTTGGTGGACAAGATAGACGCCTTGGGTCTACGCCCCTATTTCGACATCACGGACAACGAACTCCGCTCCAAGATTACTGGTTCCACCGCCATCTTTAAAGGGCTCGGACTTCACATAAAGGAAAATGTCAAGTCGATCGAGGGCGCAACGATCACTTGGGTGGAAGAAGCCGATGATGTAACGGCGTACTCGTGGTCGATCCTCATACCTACCGTTGTCCGAACCCCTAATTCCGAAATCTGGGTCTCCATGAATACGGGGCTTGAGACGGATGCGTCCTATGTCCGTTTCGTTACCAATCACGACCCCAAACGGATGGACTTGGAGAAGGTCACCATCTTCGACATGCCCCGGCACCTCGTACCAGACGGTGTGTGGGAGGAGATGGAAGCGGACAAGATCGCCGACTACGATCTGTACCTGAATACGTGGGAGGGGTTCCCCCTCAAGGCAAAAGACGGCGGTGTCTTCCGGCCAGAGAAGATCAACATCATACCGGCTGCTCCGGCAGGGTGCCGCTACGTCAGAGGCTGGGATTTTGCCGCATCGGCTGTTGTGAAGGGTAAGGACCCCGACTGGACCGTAGGCTTCAAATTAGGGTACAACCCGGCCACTGAGAGGTACGTCATAGCCGATGTCTTGCGCTTCCGTGGACGACCTGAGGAAGTTGAAGCGCAGCTCATAACCACGACTCAAAACGATGGTGTTGACGTTCAGCAGGACTTACCTACAGACCCCGGCTCGGCGGGTATCTTCGCCGTCACGAACTTCATCAAGAAGCTCGCCGGATACCGGGTGGTGACCTCGCTTGAAACGGGGTCCAAACTAACCCGAGGCGAGGTCTTCGCGGCCCAAATTAACGCCGGAAATGCTGATATGGTGGCAGGGCCGTGGAACGACGTTGTGCTGCAAGAATTCAAGAGCTTTAACGGCGAGAAGAAGCAGAAAGATGACATCGTTGACGCTGCGAGTCGGGCGTTCGCTCGGCTAATAAAGCCGCAGTACATGCAGAAAGTTCGCGTTTTCTGACGGAAACGTGGTAGGATAGCATCTTGCATCAGGACAGAGGCTGGCCAGCCTTTTTCTCCGCCTAACCGGGGGATTACTGATGCGAACTTCAAAAACTGTTAGGAGTATCTGAATGACAATCAAATTTTGCAGAAAGTGCGGGTGCGCTACTGAGAGGTATCTTAGAAAAGGGCTACCGGGCGATTGCAAGCCATGCAGCGATGCATACCGGGAGCGTAACGCGCAAAAGTACGCTGAACTGAACGCCAAATACCACTTAGAAAATAAATCAGCGATAGCAGCAAGAAATTCCGCTAACCGCGCTAAAAACTTGGAAGAGAAACGAAGAAAAGGCCTAGAAGGGTACTACAAAAACAGAGAAAGAGACCTAGCCAGAAATGCGGGGTACAGAGAACAAAACAAGCCCGGGATAGCACAGAACGCACGAAAACGCCGGCAGGAGACTAAGAGTGAAGTAGCCGCCGCTGCTGCCCGCAGGCGCGCATATAAGTTGCGGGCTACACCGTTGTGGGCCGATCAGGCCGCGATAAGGGTTTTGTATGCGGTATCGGCGGACTACCAGACGATATACGGCGTAGCCTATCACGTCGATCACATTATCCCATTACAGTCCCGTCTGGTATGCGGCCTTCATTGCGAGCACAACCTACAAATCATACCCAAAGAAGATAACATCAAAAAGGGAAACCGCTACTGGCCCGATATGCCTTAAGTTTGATTTAAACAAAACCCCATGATACCATCCCGCGAAAGGTGAACAGCCTAAAAGCGAGGTAATAGCATGGCAGCAATCAAAGGGGTTCGCACCCAGCATCCGTCTTACGAAATCTATGCGCCAGTTTGGGAGATGTGTTCGGATGTCATCGAAGGCGGCACTCGCGTTCTCCACGAGAAGCGCGAAACCTACCTCCCTCGCTACACCGAGGAGATGGACGACTCCTACGAAGCCCGCCTGAAACGCACCCCGCTCTACAACAGCCCCTTCCGCACTGTGACGGGATGCAAGGGCTTACTTCAGCGCAAGCCACCCGTAGTCACAGTCCCGCCTTCCGTCCTGCCGATGCTGGACGACATCACCTTGTCGGGCATGTCCCTGAGCATCCTCATCGGCGAAGTGATCGAGGAAGTGCTGACTACGGGCCGTTGTGGCCTTTTCACGAACTATCCGAATGTAGGGTCAGCAGCCACGCTCGCCGATGCGCTGCGACTAAATCTCCGCCCCAGCATCCACAAGATCGAGGCCGAAGCGATCACCAACTGGGCGACCCGCCGAGTCGGGAACGAGACTGTACTTTCGCTGGTGGTTATCCAGGAAGAGCACTGCGAGCCTGATGACGAGTTCACCTACACGGAGCAGACGCGCTTTCGTGTCCTCGACCTCTACGATGAACTCGACCCGAACGGGTTTCCGACAGTCACCTACCGCGTTCGGGTAATGGCCTACGACGCTGTGAACGACATTGACGTGACGCTGGAGGAGTATTTCCCACGCATGAACGGCCAGCCGATGCAGCGTATACCGTTCACGTTCATCAGCCCCGACTGCGTGGGCGTGGATATCGACGCACCCCCCTTCGAAGATTTAGTGAACCTGGCCCTGACTCACTACGAACTTACCTCCAGCGTCTTGAACGGCTGCTTCTGGTCGGGGTTGCCGCAGGTATGGGCCAGCGGCGTCGAGGTAAAAGCAGGGGAGAAGTTGCGGATGTCCCCGTCTAGCGCCTGGGTAAGCCCAACGGCAGGCGCCAAATTCGGCATCATCGAGATCGG